GTTTCCCAGTCACGATCATTATGTAACGTATCGTTCTGAACACTCTCAAAACGCTTTGGAGGTAGTTTTAGTTGCCTTTGGTTGATAAGTTCGCTTTGCTGTGTGCTCTGAGTATCAATACGCTTATCTTTGGCACTTTCCTTCATTTTATCTCTTTCGAGCAATGTACCGGACTCCAACTCTGTTAAACTACGGTTGTACTCAAACTCTTCTTTCATTAACTTACTTTTTAATGTTGCTTGGGCTGTGAGAACTGCTATCTCCTTTTCTCCTTCTGCAATTATAAGTTCCATTTTTGAGTCGGTTTCAAGTTTTATTTTTTGGGCTGCCGTTTGTGCTGCTAACTCTTGCGATGCCATATTCTGCTGTGCTAACATGGCTTGTTTCTGCATCTCCATCTTCTCCTCCCTTTCTAGCTTCTTTGCTCTTTTTAATTTGAGTAGCTGATTGGCAAGTTTAAGGTTTTTGATTTCTCTGATGTCGATAGCATCTTCAATATCAATATTCTTTTGGGCTAATGCTATTTGGATATTGGCCTCCAACTGGGCTTTTTGCTCTTCATCTGGCGCAACCTCAATGAATATGCCAAAATCAGAAGCGTACAGATCTTTTATTTCATTAAGTATGGACACGTTGTATTTACCTATCATATTGGCAAAATCGTCTGCGAAGTCTGCAAACTGCAAAATATCCGATATTCTATAGGTAAGCGCTTCACATACTCCCTGAAAAATAGATAAACTAGCATCCAGTATATGCCTTGTTGCTGTATTGGAATTAAGTGCTGCAAGTTTCTGTACTCCAACCAATGCGTTTGGGTCCGGTGTAGATCCATCTCTTGCTTCATTCAACCCGGTCACACCCCTGATCATATCTAGGTAGTGATTATAGTTGGCTATGAGCATTTGTAATTTGTTAGATCCGGAACTTGTGACTAATTGTTGAATAGGTATTTTTCCTTGGTTATAATCACCATCTTGGGTATAACTCCTTCCAATAACACTACCTGTTTGAAAATACAGTCTCAATGCATCTGCTACCGAATATTTTGCACCATTTCCCAAATCCACTTCATTAACACCATCTGCATCCAAGTAGATACCATCCGGAACTACTCTGTTAAGAACTTGTTGTATTTTTAGGTGAGTTAATTGTATTAAGTCTGCAAATGGCACCATTCTCTCTAAAAGAGACTCTTTCATGTCTTTATACATTCTAGGTGCGCATGCTACATAATTTGGTAATGCATGCTGAGATGCAGACTTGGGTCTTACCATGTTTTCTGACAACTTCCACTGTAACATGATTTCTGTGCCGGCTACCATAATTCCTGTATACCAAACATCGATTGTTTTTTCGATTTTAGTAAACTTACCAGTTTCCATCATCTCTACCGGTGGGTCCCAAGTATCTTCTTTTTCTGTTATTTTGGTACGGCCGTTTTCAAGTATGGCTTTTTTGTAAACTATTTTTTTTGTGGTTTTATAGTTAAAATAAAACAGTGTACACACATCTTTTGAGAAAACACCTGTATCGTAATACTGATTAGGATTGTATTGTCCTATCCAACTTTGGTTGTACTGTGAAATAAGTTCAAGTTGTTCTGCGGTGAGCGATGGGTCTATTTTGTAAAGCTCTGTCATTGGAACTAACTTTACTTCTCCGAAATAGAAACAGTCACCAAAATGTGGATCTTCGGTGTAGCTGTGTATCCAGTTTACCGGATCGACATAACACAGTTCTACTCCTGCACCCGGAAGAAAGTCATGTCTTGCTACGCCTATACCTATCGTTGTAATATCATAGGCTATTTGTTCTTGTTTTTCGTACCACTTATTTTGCTCAAGCAGTGTTTTTATAGCCTCCTCTTCTGCTATTTCAATTGCAGGTTTGTAATTGAGCTGCATATAAAGAGACAGTTCTTCGTCTGAGGATGGCAATTTTTCCGGATCTGTGACAAATGGGTCTACTCCGGTTAGTTCTTTGATGTTTAACAGAACATCTTTTGACACCATTTGGCTTTCGATCATATCCTGATACTTGCTTCGCTTGGCTTGCGACATGGCATCTTGGGCATAAGCAACCGGCTCAAACATTCTTTCTGACATACCGTTTACTACAATATCCACAAATTTTGGAAGAATAGGTACCGGTGTCCAATCAAGGTTTAGGTAACTTAAATCACCATTTACAGCCAATTCATCCTTATACTTCTGAATCGATTGTTTTCCGCGAGCGTACATCCGTAACCTATGTATTTCTGCCATACGATCATAAAAGCGGCAACTTCTTCCTGATTGTGAAAGCCACTCCCATTGTATGGTTTGGCCCACTTGTAATCCGTACTCATAAGTCTTTTTTACACTATCTGGCGCAAACTGATCAGGAAATTGCTGACGATTTATTTTAATTTTAACAACCTCTTTCATGCTAATTATTTATAAGTTTGGATGTCATTCCAAATTGTGAATATTTAGGCAAATTAACAATTATTTTTTCTGATTTTTTTTCTGGCAAATAGATATGTTTCTGATTTGCCATAATTGCTAACCCTGAACTAATTGATGCGTCAAACTTTTCTCGGTCATTAATATCAAATCCTGCCCAATCTTGAAGCGTTCTATTAAATAACATTGAGCCTATTTCGCCAGGATCTCGGTACTCTCCCAAGTGATCATACCCTATGTGTTTTTCGATATATGTCTCAATTGCACTTGCATGCGACTGAATTACATCTTCAGAGGAGTTTGGAATTCCGCCAAGCTCTCTTTCGCTTACAGTTAATTTAGCAAATAATTTATCCGGCCTACTAATACTGAATGCTCTATATCCTCTATTTTTCAAATGATATAACAACCTTGGTCTATTATTTTCAATAAGGCCTGGCATACCATAAAAAAACATAGCCATAAGTACGTCTTCAAAAAATATCTCTGCCGTTTGTGGTCTAGCGATATATTCTAAAAAAAATGTGTTTACCGGGCCTTCATCCATGTGAAACTTGGTCATGCCGTGTAGTGACCCGTTTGACCCTCTTCCTCCAACTACTGCCGAAATATCGTACGGGTCACATCCAAATGATCCTATGTGATCATTTCCAGGATAAAATTTACCATTTCTGTTAATTACTCTGTTTTGTAGATTTGCCGGTGGAAGCCATCCTACTAAAAATCTTCCTCTTATGTCCGGAGTCCACACTACCTTAGTGTCTTTTATTCCATCCTTCCATGTAAATCTTCCTCTAGTCAAATGTCTCTCTATAACCAGTGAGTCATTAAATTCTATTTGGTCATATATTTTTGTAAGATTAAATATCGATTGTTTGCTCTCGTCACGAAATGCTTGACCTACAGTTCTGGAATACTGTCTATAAAATTCATTTAGGTCATTTGGATCATTCTTTTTAGACTCAACCTCATTCTCCCACCAATCAAGTACACCTTGATTTATCTCTACGCCATTTAGTCCTATTATTGGTTTAGGTGGAGTTCTGAATACCGGCATTCCATATATATCCAAAAACTCTTCATGGTTCCACTCGGTAGGAACATATAGGGCATATAACCCTGATGGTGTTTCTCCGTTCTTTGACCTCTTGGATACATCTGAATTATCGTATATTTCTTTGAATTCCTGACCTCCTTCCTTGAGTGCGTTAGGAGTTGATCCCATCATACACTTTCCCTTGTTTAATTTGCCGGCAATTTTTACCCCAATCTTTAAACAAGTCTTTGTTACACGCCAGTTTTGGGTGATAGTATTGGGCTTAAGCCATTTACCGCTTTCATCCTGGATAAGCAATCTTAGCTTTTGAGAGTCATAACTGTTATTCCCGGTAGCTTGCCAATCGATGGTTGTATTCAACCCTTCAACATCTTCGTCAACTCCTCCTGCTGAAAACATATTGTTCTTGGTAATCTTTGTGGCCGGTACCCGATAGGATAATTCTGTCTTAGGTTTATCCATACCATCCATTACCGGTTTAAAGTAAAATGGCAAATGCGTATTAATTGGCGCCACCTGATCGGTAAACATATCTTTTGCATCCTTACCGGTTTTGGATAGTATGCCTATTTTGGCATTTGGTACTAATGTTCCTACATTAATACACTCAGAAGATTCCATAAACGAATATCCGGACCTCCGTATCTTTAAATAGTTTTGTCCATAGAATCGTCTATCTGCTACACATGCTTCCCAGTGTATCCAAATAATTCTGTTAGCTTCTCTAAAATCCGGATAACCAACATCTATTTTAGCAACTTGGAGATAAAACCAATGCGATCGCCATATCGATCGTGACTGGGAAAC